GAGTAAATCCAACAGAAATACAAATTGGTATAATTTCAGTAATTTAAGATTAAAAGAAAGATTAAAACCAGAAGAAAAAATTGGTGGTACTTTAAGATATCCTTATGAAGCATTAACAGATCAAACAGATTATCTACAGTTTGATATTAAACAATATGTACCATTAGGTATGAGCAATCTAGTAAGAGCTCCTGGTTCCGATAAAAGATATGTAAAAGGTGGAAATGATGCTGGAAGTACACTTCCTCAAGATTTATCTAGAACAACAAGAGCAGTCATTAATGACGGTACTATCTTATTACCAATACCATCACAGATACAAGATTCAAACGCTGTAAGTTATGGCGATTCTTCATTAAATGGACTGCAAGCTGCTGGTTTAAGTGCAGCAGGAGATGCAATTGGTACTGTATCAGATTTACTAAGTGGTAAGGCAACTGGTGAAGAGGCTTGGACAGATATAAAGAATAAAGCAATGGATTTTGGTAAAAGTACATTTGATGGAATCGGTGGTCAAGAAGTTGCTGCTGATTTGTTACTTAAATATTTTTCAGCACAGGCAGTATCTTCTCTAGGTGGTAATGTTACCTTCAGTCAAGTATTAGCAAGATCAGAAGGTGAAATTATAAATCCAAATATGGAACTTCTATTTAATGGTCCAACAATAAGAATGTTTAAATTCCAATTTAAAATGACTCCAAGAAATGCTGCAGAAGCAAATCAGTGTGGATTAATTATAAGAGCATTTAAAAGAAATATGGCAGCAAAGGCACAAGGAACTTCTCAATCTGGTTCTTGGTTCCTTAAAACACCTAATGTTTTTTGGTTAAGATATAGAAGTGGAAATAAAGATCATCCATTCTTACATAAATTTAAACAATGCTTCCTTACTGATTGTTCAGTTAATTATACTGCTGACGGTGTATATGCAACATATGAGGATGCAACACCAACAGCAATGATTTTGGATCTATCATTCAAAGAACTTGAACCAATTTACGATAAAGATTATGATAATAATCCAGGTAATAGTGCAGTAGGTTACTAATATGGGATACTTTAGAGAACTACCAAATTTACTTTATCCTTCTTTTTTAAAGGATAAGAACTCATCATTAGATTATCTTGAAGTTAAAAATCTGTTCCGTAGGGTCAAATTAAGAGATGACCTACGAACTGCATTTGTTATGTTTGATAAGTACGAGATTCCAGAAGGATATCGTCCAGAAGTTGTAGCAGAAGAAATCTATGGTAGTGCCGAATTCGATTGGGTTGTTATTCTAACTGCTGGTATTATTAATATAAGAAATGAATGGCCACTCAACAACAAAGATCTATATGAATATGCTTCAGGAAAATATGGTACAGATTTGAATGCTGTTAGATATTATGAAACAACCGAAGTTAAAGATTCTAATGGTCGTTTGATTCTTCCAAAGGGTAAGGTAGTTGATAGTAATTTCACTATACCTAAACCAGGAGAATCAACAGCAACTTTAAATCCTGTTACTGGTATTAGTAATTATGATTATGAAACTCGTTTAAACGATGAAAAAAGAAATATAAACTTACTAAGACAAGGATATCTTCAAGAGTTTGTGAATGATATGAGAAAGATTATGGTTTATGGAAAATCATCTCAATACATAGACGAAGATACAGTACAAACAGAAAATATAAGAGTTACAATGCCATAAAAAAGACCCCTTATGGGGTCTTTATATCCTCCTTACTGGAGGCCCTATGTGGGGGGTCTTATTGACATTGCCCTTCTAATTATTCTTGTGCTAGTTTAGCAAAGTATGATAGTGCATCATCATCTTCATCTTCAGTAACTGTTGTTGAAGTTCTGGATGTTGCAGCAGTAACTAATTCTTCTGCTACTCCACGATCATTGTCTTCATCAACTACTTCAGGATCCTGACGTACTTGTGCCTTGTTTCCAAGAACATAACCAAGACGCTTCTTAAGTTCATCATAAGTTTTGAACTGATCAGCAGCAACAAATTCTGATAAAGAATTCTGCTTCTTCCAGAGTGCTTCTAATGCTTCATCGTCATCTAATAGAGGACTTTGAGCAGCAAACTCAGAAGAGTCATAGTTACGATAACCAGCAACGTTCTTTGCCTTCAACTTGAAGTTAGCACCTTGCCAGAAATCAAATGGATCAATTGCTTCCTCATCTTCAAACTCAGGTTGCATTGCAGCAGTGATCTTATCAAAGATCTTCTTACCGAACTTGTATAAAAATACTTTACCTTCGTTCTCAGGATTTGCTGGATCCTTTACAACATAGATGTTAGCAACATAAGTAAGCTTACGCTTCTGCTTTCTTGCAGTTTCTTTACCAGCATCAGTGCCGTTGTTCCAGAGAGTAGTATTAAACTCAGAAACTGGATCCTTCTGACCAAGTGTAGTCAGAGAATTTTCTATGTACCATCCTCCTGGTCCTTGGAAGGCATGGGAGTATAGTTTTACAAATGGTAGATCCTCACCATTAGGAGCAGGAAGAAAACGTATGACGGCATATCCATTGCCACTCTTGTCTACGTCTAATTTCCATATGCGTTCATCAGTAGAACCGCCTGTGTTATTCATCTTTTCGACTTCTTTCACAAGTTTTTGTGTAAGAGAGCCAAGTTTAGATTGCTTTTTTAAGTCTGCGAAAGACATTAAGATTACCTCGGATAATTGGATTGGTTGGATGTTTTGATTATAACAGAGATTGACTGATTAGTCAATATGGCTTTCTAGATTTTCAATAGTACCTTTCATACCATCGAATAAAATCTGAATATCAGTACCAGCAGGGAAACCCATAACTTCTACTGATCTTTCCAGTTGCTTTTTTAATTCAACTGCATCAGGATCATCTGAAAGTGATAAACGTGTATACATTACACGTTGTTTATCTAAGAGAGTTTTTAACTTATCAATATGAGCAACTCTATCCTCACGACAGAGCTCGCTCAAACTCATCATTTTACTGTAAATTTCTTTTTGTAATCGTTGAATATCACTCAGTTCTTCCTGAACGAATTCTGAATCAAAGAAACTCATTCACCACCCTCTTCAACAACTTCTGTTTCAGTTGCTTCTTCTGTTTCTTTTTTACTATCTTCGATCTGTTCTAGAACATCAACAGCACCTAAAAGTTTAATACGAGTTTCAGTTAATTGATTTAACTGCTTCGTTACTTCTTCTAGTTGTTGCTTTAGATTTCCTAAAACTTCATTGTTTTCAAGAGCCATTAGTCACTACCTCCTTTAAGAGTTTTTTAAATTCAAATACATTAATATTTATGAAGGGTAAATACTTCTTCAATTTTAAACTTACGGATTCCCACACTGGGTCTATAAGTTTTTTGTCAAAATCTTTTGCGAAAGAAAAGACTTTTTCCAGTATCGTAAGAGTTTCTAATGAAATCTCTCCACCCAGATACTTTTTTAATAAGGGGGGATGACCCTTCGAGCAATTGAATAGATTTTCTAAGTCTGTCTCTGAGAGTAACCTCTCGGACTGCTCCTTGAAAATATAAGTCATACTCTGTTTGCGTCTCATCCACTCTGCGTAAGTTCTTTCGCCAGAGTTGATTATCTCTCCTATCCATAAGTTTTGTGGGGTGTCAGCATTTACAAAATTTGCTAGAAGAAAATCTAGCACTTGTTCATCAGAATATTTTCTTGATGTTTTTTCAAACCAATACTTATCTTTCCTTTTGTTAAAGGATGTCATAGTAGCACGAGACTTACCACCATACTTAAAAAAGTCATACTTAGGATTAGTAAAGTGACTCTTCATCGAAAGATAAGTTTGATATGTCTCGAATGGAGTCACTTTCATTTAATTCAGTAGTTGATGTAGTCAAAATTTGAGTCATCTCTTGTCTTGTCCTAAGAATTAAATAAAGAGGAGCAAGTCCAATAAGAAGAACACAAACCATATTAAAAACAATTGGAGTTGCTCTTAGAAAAGCATTACGCCAAATGTGGTCATAATCTGTATCGTACATTAGATAGGAAGTTTCGCCCTTGATGTAGGTTTCATAAAGTTAAGACGGGTTGCATCCCACTTCAGTTTTTCCTTTAAAGGCTTAGATATCAGTTTCGTTACTGATTCTACCTCAAGACTGTTAATTTCGCAATAGTGTACTATTGCATCGATATAGTTAAGTTCTTCTGTCGAAACAATCTTTTCTATTTCGATGGCAAATTTTTGAGGTGTTAGAAATTTACTCTCTATCACCTTCTCTAATTCATTTTTAGGTTCCATAGAGTTCCAATTTATCTCCAACAAACTTTCTAATGTATTCACCGAGAAGTTTGATGTATTTTGCTTTGTCAGTTTCTTCATAGACGACACATTCTCCATTTTCACAAGCCATAATAATTACAAGTTTTTTAATTGAAATATTTTTCATTTCATATAGCATACATCCATATGCCATTGCCTGAACAAAGTAATGTTCGATCCACTCTCGTGGTTTAGGTTTTTTAGATGTTTTAAAGTCTATTATCGCTAACTCGCCATTATATTCTGCAATACAATCAACTGTTCCAGCAATACCTAATTCTTTACTATATAGGGGACCTTCGAGAGCATAGATATTATCTATTTTATTAAGATTACCCTTAGCAATCTTGAATAACATATCAGAAATAGGAGGAACTTTAGGGAGTTCTTCATCATTCTTTAGATAATGTTCTGTAAGAGTATGCATATCAGTACCACGTCGGGTTGCTGCCTTCGTGATCTTATCTGCTTTCTCATTACCAACTTTCTTTCTCCAATTAATGAAGATCTCTTTATTAAAATGACTAGTTACCGAAGTAATAGAAACCATTTTAATAAGTTCTTCTTCATCAGGAACTTTGTAATAACGAACTCCGTCTACATGCTCTCTTTCAAGAGGTTGTAGATTCAAATCAATGTGATTAAACATTACATATTATGTTCAAGTTTGGCAATAAGGTACTCTTTAACAAGTCCAGAACGAACTATATCATCTATACCAAATTCAATTAAATCAAAGGAAGGCATAGAACGAATTATTTTCATAAAGTCAATAATTCCATTTCGTTCGTTTGTTTTCTGTAAGTCAGTTTGACTAGCATCTCCACAGAAGAAGATTTTGCTGTTTTGACCTACTCTGGTTATTATACTATCTAACTCGTGAAAATTCAAGTTTTGAAATTCATCAACGATAATAATAGCATTATCTAACGTTGTTCCTCTCAAGAATGAAGTACTCCAGAACTTAATAGTTTCCTGTGCTTTTAGATTACCATATAACATTTCAAAGTCTGCATCAGAAGACATCTGAAACATATACTTTACCATATGCTTATATGGAATTTGATAAAGTGATGCTTTATCCTCATGATCACCAGGAAGGAACCCGATCTCACGGGTACTTACAAGAGATCTAACCATATAGATCTTCTCATAAGGTGTATTCTCATCTAAAACGTCTTTAATTGCGTTATAGAGGGTAATAAATGTCTTACCTGTTCCTGCTGAACCATATGCAATAATATTCTTATCTTCAGCATATGAATCAAATAAGACTTTCTGATTATCAGTGATAGGTTCTATATCAACTAGATAATCAGCATTTATTGTTTTTTTTCTTTTCATTTGTCTAGATTTTCTTTTAGACATCAATCAATCTTTAACTTATTAGCACCTGGTTGCTTCTGAGCTCTTTCTAATACTTCGTTCCAACCTGGTTTTCCTCTAACAAGTTTTGCTTTCCAGTCACCAACTTCTCCAACACCAGGCATTGTAGAAGGGTCAGAATAATCTCTAGTCCAATCAGGATTATCTTTACACCATTGATCCCAATCGTGAACGCTCATCACGACTTCTTTTTGATCGCCAGTTTTAGTATTAACTACAGGATAAGTTGCCATAATTATAATGATGTGTAAAGGTATTTAGACCCATTCAAGGGCTTCTGAGACTGAAGGGAACTGTTCGACAAACACTTCCTTACAAGCATTAGCAATTAACATATGCTCTTTCTGCGTCCCGTGTGCAGATCTTAGATTAATATAATGTACCCAAGAACGACAAGAACCAGTCATATAAATCTTGGTAGGAGTGGCAAGTGGTAGAACCATTCTAGCACACTCTTTAGCAACACCATCCTCTAACATTTGATTGTAGAGAGATAATGCAGAACTAAACAATGTATCCATCTGTCTGTTGAGCGATTCAACCAACTTAGGATCTAAATCATCAGTAGAATTCTGACGATTCTTTGTATCTTGCCTACGAAGTTCTGGCAAAGCAATACTACCCAGTGAAGTACTAGCAGCATATCTTTGAGAGAACTCTTGAAATGTAAAACTCCTATGTCTTAATATCTGTGCAGCAATAGCACGAGTAGTCTCAATCTCAAGTGTCATTGATGACTGTTCAAAAACAGACCAATGATTATGCTTAATACAATACCTTAATAATCCAGCATACTTTTCATTATCCTGATTATTCGGGTTAGAAACTCTGGCAATATATGCCATAGTCTGTTCTGCATCAGGAGTGATACTTACAAGTTTTACAGTCATCAGAGAATTAATTGTTTTGTAGGTTTTGATAGTTTACCAAACATTGAATTATATTGTTCGATAATTTCTTCTTGTGGATCTCCAATGTAGACAAGATACTTTTTAGTAACTTCAATTTTGTCTTTTTTAAGTAAAGGAGACCAAGGAGCAAATGCAATTTGACCTTGTTGTTGTGACGGTACAGCAACAATAGGATTAGTGATTACTATTGAATCAGAATCCTCCTTAACAATGTCAGCGATTACATCCTCGCCAGACCACATACGAACTAGTTTTACAGTCATTTACCAAATCCTTTTGAATTTTTTGATTCTTGGAGAGCAAGTTCCTCTTCTAAGACTCGCAACTGTGCTCTCATATCTTTCAGTTCCTCGTCAGTATATAGAAACTCATTTTTCATAAGTCTCTTCATCATTTTGATTAACTTTTTTGCTCTAGTCTGTGTAGCCATCGTCATCATCATAAAGTTCATCATAGTCTACTGGTTTTTCAAAAGCAGTAGAATTTTTGTATGCATCGACATCGGAATACACCTCTGCCTTAAGAGCATCAACCAATAACTCTAGATTCCGAACTATTAGTTTTAGTTTTTCTCTTTCAGGTTCCATAATTTTTATATGGTATCCATCTATTTTACACAAAAAAAGAAGACCTGTCAATAGGTCTTCTTTAAACGTATATGCAAGTGTGAATCTAACTCTTAGATGCGAACTTATGCTCGTGTCTGATACCACGATACATTAGATCGTGATTTCTTAGTTGAGTTGCTTCAGCAAGTACTTTTTTGTTGTACTCATTGGTGTCATACTCGACACCACGATAGGTGACTTTTGCCATTGGATTTTCCTCTGGATAGGGTGGATTAGACCCCGTTCCTTCAGTCGTCTTTTGCGTCCCACTCACAATGAGGTGTTCCTTCTTTCACTACGCTGATCATCTCAGCTCGTGTCTCTTCATCTATCTTATACTCATTCATCTTATCTAAAAGAGATTGAGCTTCGATACAAGTAAAGGCGGTTGCGATAACTGCTAGATGAAACATGGGATGAACGATTCCGTTCCGAGTCGGCTTACTTGCGTCCCCTCAACGGGGATGAACGATTGTGTTAGAATTATAACACAGTTACTTTATTTAGGCAACAATCATATGAATGTTGTCACAAAACTTATCCTTTTCTTTTTTTCTTGGGTGGTACTGGTGCTTTATATCCCCATTGACCAGGATTCACTGTACCATACCCAAACTCAATCTTCTGAACACAATCTTTACCATACCTATCATAATACATATCAAAAACGTTTACCATCTTAGCAGATCGAGTAACATCTAAATATGTCTCTCCTTCAATTACATAGGTTACATTAAATGCATCACTAGGAAATTTTCTATCATTTGCTTTTTCAAATGTAGTTTTCTCTAAAAGAAGTTCACAAGAATAATCAGATGGATTAAACTTATCCTCTTTCTTTTCTTCAACTTTTTGTTTTTCCTTTACGGTAGTTGTCATGATCGACCACCCCAAGTTATTTCAGGATATGCCTGTGCTACTACTTCCTTTGTAATCTTATACTTAGACTCTAAATCATGATCCTTAGTAAGAATAAGAACCTCTGCTTCTAATGGATGAAGACCTTCTAGTATATTAATGAACATTGCCTCACGACGAATATTATTCATCTCATCATTACCACCTTTTAGAAAATTATAGAAATTCTTAAATTCTCTACGAATTGTAGTACGTCCCTGAGTATCACTTGCACCTAGAGAAAAGTTTCCAGATTCGTGCATCTTACGAACTTCATGTGAAATTTTAGTAGATAATGTTCCACTATAACTGGTTTGTTCATCATAACCGTCATAAGGAACCTCACCTGGTGGAAGTAATGATATAACAGTATCATCAAAATTCCAAATAAGAATTGCGTCTAATGAAGGATCTCTATGTTCCTGAAGTACCTTTATTTTATTACCTTTAGTTCTTTGTCGAGATACTAAATCCAATACCTCAAAAACAAATGGATTATTTGGTAATTTTTCAATAGGTTTAGAGACTTTTTTAGTCGTCTTCTTCGTCGTCGTCGTTGTTGTCATAATTGTTTTCAAATCTGAATGCTATAACCTCATCGGGAATTATATTCCCATTTATATCCAACATTTCGGGATGAGGTCGTGGTACTTCCCGATAGTTCATCATATAGTCTCGTGCAGCCCACCCAAATAGAGTTCCTACAAAAAAGAATAATAAAGATATTGGTAAAAATAAAGTTAATACTATATCTGTAGACATTTTTCTATCTCCTTCAGGTAATTGGTTGTCGTTCTGCTTTTTCTTTCCTCCTTTAAGAATAAATTCAAATCCACGATCTATATGGTCGTTGACTTTATTTATCTCCTTACTAGACGATTTTATTTTCTTTGAGGAATTTGATTGTCTCAACTGATCCTCCTAACTTTTTACCATCAACAACAACCTGTGGGAACGTAGACCCTTCTCCAAATTCTCCATAAAATGCCTTTTTGTCAAATTGCTTATCCAAAGTATACACTACATATTTACTTTCTGTCAACTCTAATACTTGCTTTACTTTATCGCAATATGGGCAACCATCTTTGGAAAAAATTGTGAAATTCATGTTCTGTATAATTGCTTACAAAGTAATTTATAAAAGTAAAAAAGGGAGGTTGCCCTCCCCGTTATACCATCAACACACTTCTCCCACCACAGAGAAGTATCTTCAATCTCAAAGTTACAAAGATGCTGAAGATGTGTATATTATAAAGTGATTTTATTTATTTGTCAACTATTTAATCTGCGGGATCGGCAGTGTTACCTGCTGCTACCCACTCTAAGTACTCTTGGTAGTCTGTGTTATCAGCAGCTTTTGGTATCTGAGCACCATCTGTTGTTCTAATGATGACATTTGCTTCTTCTCCCGTTCTAGGATCTGCACTCATCAATTTATAATTTAAAGACATAATTACAGCTCCGAGGTTAAGTGTACTCTACCTCTTATGTAATGATATGTACTTGTACTACCTCCACGGACAGCGAAAGCATTTGTGCTTGAGCCTACAAGGTTACATCCATCAGTCATAGTAGTATAATCTCCGTCAATTTTAGTCTGAAAGGTTCCTGTATTAACTCCATATCCACTACTAGTAGCTAAAGTTGGTGCTGCTCTCATTTCAGTCATAAGAGCAAAAGTCTCTTCATACATGTATCTATACCCAGAACTTCCTGTAGTTTTTCTAATATCTATTAATTGAAAATACCTCTGACATCTCGCCAATTCATCACCATAACTACGATGCTCAAAATCTGTGGCATGATCACCTACTTCTAACTGAACTCCTGTATAATCAAATGTTGCATTAGCTGTTGTGAACCAAGTATTTGTTTGTACTGGTGTTCTTGAAGAACTGTTCCAATTAGCCCACTCATTCGTAGTATTACCTGCATCAGTTCTACCTGTACCAAAATAAAGATTAAAGTATAAAGTAAGACCAGAACCATTATCATCATTAAATGTGAGATTACTATTACCTGGAATTTGAACTTCTATTTTCTTCCAAGTATTAGCAGCTAATGTATACCCAAAAGAAAATGCTTGTGCTGTTCCATCATGTGCTATCATATAATGATAAAAAGTTTGAGCAACACTAGATTTAGCCCAAAAAGATAATGTTAGATAACTTGATGCTGATTTATAATTCCAACCAGAATTAGCTAAGTCTTGTGCTTCAAGATGTATCTGAGGATTTACATAAGCATCTGCTGAATCTGACATTGCAGAACCAGGTTGAGTATGCCTTAAGGTATATCTAAAACCAGCATCAAAAGGAGCTCCTGATGTTAAAGCTGATTGAGTAAGAGCAGCAGTACCTGAACTATATGTCCTATACCATCTATCTAAAGAATAACCATTAGCAGTAAATGAGGTTCCCCGTTGGCTAATTCTCATAGCTCCGTTTTGAACCAAATTTCTGTTGCTTAGATTATTAGTAATCTTTGCCGTACACGTTCCATCGCTTGCTGTTGTGATTGCATCACTCGTTGCACTATTGTGTCTAATTGCGTCTACTTTTAATGTGCTCATAATTTCACCTATAAGTTAGCCATTTTTTCAATGTGCATTGATGAACAATAACCAGCAGTACCTGACTGAGTACCACCCATAATTCTACCATCAGTTCTAATATCCACTCCATACAAGCACAATCTGCTAGTACTTGCATTTGCTACTTTAAATGTTCCTGCTAGAGTCCAATTTAGTTTAGCATTTGCGGGTAAACTACCATCAAGTCTACCTCCAACTGTAGCAAAATGATTATAACTTGATCCACTATCTGTTGAATGTCTAAGTGCAAATGCAAAAGTATCTCCAGTAGCAGAAGTGTGATAATAAGTAATTGATGCCTGTACTCTCCAATATCCCGTAGATGGCATTGTAAAAGCACCAGTACTATAAGTGGGAGCAGTGCCAAGTCTCTCATACCCATCGGCATTACTTTCTGCCCAGTTTCTAAGAATTACGTCTGCAGCAGTTGGTGTATAATCAGTTGTTACATACCAACTAGAAAACTGATAAGGACTAGGTGTTGCAAATGAGAATGCACCATTTCCATCCGTAACAAGAGCTTGCCCAGAACTCCCGTCGGCTTGAGGGAGTTTGAAAGTTACATTACTACTTGGATTATTTGTCGGTGTTGTGAGAGAGACACTGTTGCCTCCCGAATGCACTAATTTTAAATTACTCATGCTCTTACCTCATAAACTGTGATAGATGAAGTTGGTCTCATATCTCTAGGATTAGCAGCATTGTAGTGAGCATTCATATTAAGTCTTACATTAATACCTTCAGCTGATCTTACCATTACTGTAAATGTACGGGAGTTTGTATTTTGATACGCTGGAGTATAAAGATATTTTCCTGATATATTACCTATGTAAAAATTATCAACATCAGAAGCAGCAGCAAAACTACCCATTCCAAAGAATGCCATCAGTCTTTGACCAGAAGAACCATTATTACCATCGGTAGACATAGGTCCTAATGGGTGTGTTGTTCCAGATGCGTGTAATGAATCAGAAAAATTAAAAGAGGCAGCACAGTCATCTCCCCCTAATCCAAACTGCACCACAGCCTCTATGAGAAATTTACTGTTCGCATGAACTGGTGTAATAGCAGTACTTATTACTGTATTTTGCCAATTTACATTTCCATAATTGTTTGTACCATGCGTAGTACCTTGCACAACTTGAATTATTGATCCTGCTCCTTGTTTAACACCAGTTGCTGCTCCATCAGCAAGAGTTGCTGTATTAACAACACCAG